TGAATGTAGGCATTTTTTATCTCCTTGAGAAAGCGATACTGAATGTAATTGAACCTGTACCAGCAGAAGGTGTAACTACTGCCCTCAGATAACGATTAACAGTAGTGCCTGTGGCAACTACTTTGCGCTCTGAAGTTTTAGTACTGATTGCGACTGTTGCGAAAGTGGTTAAATCAGCAAATGTTGAGTTATCAGCAGAGTGTTGAATTTTAGCCACTGTTGTTGCTGAGCGAGTATTGGCAGTAATGTGTAAATGAGCAACTCCACCATTTGCTGATGAAGCACTATTGTCCACACTTGTGCCTGTTGAGGTAGCGGTAATGGCAGATTTACAACCTAGCCAAACACCATAATCTAACCCACCATTTGCTACCGCTTCGCCCGAAACGGCAACAACATCTGTAAGTGGACTACTGATTTCATATGAAGTTGAGGCGGAGTCCACAAGAATTGCCCGACCCCCAACGCTTGTACTATCTGATGAAGTGCTAATAACTTTGTTTGTGGTATTTCCTAATGCTGCTTCTAGTTCTTCATCTACTGCATCAGCAGTTCCATCAAATAATCCTTCAAAGGATATTGCGCCGTCTGAGTGTCCGACTATGTAGGTTCGGTCAGATGAGCCAAAGGTTGTTGTTTCTGGAGTTTCTATTGAGTTCGTGACAGAAACGCTATTTAGGTAGGTAGTTAGTTCAATTTCATCTGCGAATAAAACTGTATTTTTACCGTGGCGGAAGGTAGGCATTATTTCTCCTCAACTGGGCGTTGGAATTCAGTTCCATCTTGAACGAAACCATCGCCATCTATGTCTTTTGCGTTAGGGTCAAAACCCTCTTCGATTTTTACTTCTTTGATTTCTACTTTAGGGCTTTTACTCTTACCATCAGCGAGTTCAATAAGACCTTGATCTAATAACCATTTGGCTGATTTCTCTGGAATATCTGAAACTATGGTGCCTGATTCTACTCTTTTATCAGGAGGGTAATCTATCCCTGTTAATGCTCGATACTGCGTCATTGTGTCTCCTTTGGGCAACACAGACCCAACTACATTTTGCCTCAAAGGGCTCTATAAGTAGTGGGGTCTCTATGGACTCGGTTGCTTAAGATTAGCATGTTTGTTGCGTATATTGCTACTACAACTACTTAAGTATGGATATTTCCGTAACTCTAATTTCAGGATACATGCAGAAAGTTAAAATACCAACATCTGATCTTTCGCCTGACATTTCTTTCCACCAATCACTTCCTCCGTCCATAGCAGGGGCTTGAAGCCAAATACAACCACCCCAATCTGCAACTCTAAAATGATGAAAATGTCCACTAACTAATACATCTGCTCCACCTACATGTTGGCGACCTAATGACTGTCCCTCTAGCCATCTTCTTAATCTACCTTCTACTCCTTGCCCACCTCTTCTTGCTGCGTGACCATGAGTTATACCCAAGACCCAACCAGCGACCTCTGCTGTAATACTTAATCTGTCTTTCGGTATAGCAAACTGAATATGCCCAAAAGCCTCTTGATTAGTTTCAAGAATTTCTGCCACCTGCTCAACTATGGCTACATCATCATTGTCGTTTAGGGTTGTATAAGACTTTCCTGTGCTGTTTCTATTTTCGCCATGATTACCGCCTACTGCCAATACTTGAACTGTCGGGAAATACTTACCCCACCTCATTAAAGCATCTCTAAATAATCTTCTTGCAATTTTTACTTGGTCTCTCCTGTCAATTTCAACACTAAAGGTCTGCTGGGCGTAATGTCCTACGCACCCTTCTATTGAATCGCCAGTCCATAAAACAACTAATTTGCCAATAGGTCTTTTAAGTTTTGCTAACTCTTTGATGCGAACTTCTACTTTATCTATGGAGTTCAATATTCGTTCAATAGTTCCTTTCAATCCATCTCCATCTGCTTTTCCTATCTGCCAATCTGAAAGCACTACTACTAAAGCACCTTCGCCAACAAAAGAAGTTTTAAGATTTGGCTTGTATTTCTTTATCTCGTTTTCTAACTTTGTAAAATCTTCTTTTTTGTTATCATCTTTTACTTGAACTACTTTGCCTTTCCATTGGCGATTAAGTGCGCCATCTGGATTACCCCAAACATTAAACAAAACAGGTTCGACTACTCTAAAGTTTTCTGGATCAAGTCCCCATATTTTAAGTATTGCGTCCCAGTTTGGTGCTTCTTCTAAAGGTAATGCTGTTGTTGTTATTGTTCCTTCATCACCATTCCAAATAACTCCTGCTTGCCACTCTGCTCCTATTTTATTTAATCTAGGTTCACTGGCTGGATTATTAGAAGTCTTAAGTAGTCTGTCCATTTCATCATCTAAATTGGACAAGAACAACCTCCACCATTGGCTCTTCTTCTATGTCTACGCATAACTTCTGCGCTTACAGAATATCCATGTGCTTTTAATAAATTAACTAAGTCTAAAGATAAAACTTCTGGATTGACCATCAACGCTACTAACTTATTTCTTGTTGGCTCTTCTAAACTTTCTAAAGTTCTTTTAACCGAACAAATCATACCATTGCCTTTTTTGGCTGGTATAAAATTATCTATTGCTTCATCTAAACTAAGCGAGTTGCTGATTTGTGGCTTTGCATCTTCCGCAGTTGAGTTTCCATGGTCTTGTGAGGTATTCCGCGAGAATGCGATTACATCTCCAACATCTTGGGATTTCGTCACGATTACTGCCCCTTCCGTAGATATCCTTCTTACTCTCTGACGGCTCCAAGTCTATACCCCAACATGGCAATCCAAGTTAAACACGACACGAGGTCTTTCAAGTTGATCCACAGAAAGGGGATAGAAACTTCCAGTTGGCTCAACTCTCAGTATTGTTACGCCTGAAGATGTAACATTTGTTATGCCTGAAACTAAGGTTCTTAATGCTTGTGCCAAATCTCTTGCGGTTGCGTAATCATCTCTGGCAGCCCTCACAGATATTTGAACACTTGGTCTATCTACCTGTATTGCAGTAGCCCCAAAGGTCATTAGTGGTCCACTGCCTTGATTCTCATAAATACATACACAAACATCTGGAGTATCTGGCATCTTTGATAAGAATAGATTAGTTGCTATTGTTAAGTCACCTCTGTTGGTATCGATATAAGCCCCCAGAGCCTCTAATACGGTCGCCATTTAGATACCCATAGCCCTTCTAACCATACCCAATAATCGTTCGTCCATGCCCCTTATACGCCTTCTGGCTGGGTCTTCTAGGAACTTGGCTTTCTTTCCGGGCTGATGTCTCATTTCTAAATCTTCATGAACATAAATTGCGTAATCTGCGGCAGCCCCTCCGTATGTAATATCTACTACTAGTTCTCCGCCCTCTATCTTAGGCAACCCAAGTTGCCCTGAACTTCGCAATATACCTGTATCTACAGGAACTTCATCTTGGCTTTCTTCAAATATAACTGCTGCTTCTTTATAGAGAGCCTGACCCAATGTATTAACGGCTGCGGGACCACCCAACGCAAGCAGTTTCACGAGTTGTTTTGTACTCATACTCATTTCATTACTAGCCACCGAGAGAACCAAACCTTACTTTAGTATGATGAACTGTAGCAGTTCCGTTTGCGCTATAACTTACCTTATCTACGCTAAGTATTCTAGGGTCTGCATTATTTCCCGGCAAATCTAATCTGTCACCAACTTCAATATCAGCGTCCGAAAGTATATAAAGAGTTCCTCCTTCAACAACTTGATTGCCTTGTTCGTCACGAGTAGTTGCAACATCTGAAATTACACGACAAGAAAAATTGGTGCCTGAACCACTTATTGATTTCGAGCCATAGTTATTAAGAGTAGTTGCTTTATAGACCGTAATAGTATCGGTCATGTCGTCTAGCCAGTGGTTGGGCTGTCCTGCTATGTAGGTCATAATGCCCCCAGTTTATACTGTGTAGTCGTGCATTCCTGTATAGAAATCGGTCTTATAGGTAGTTACTGTTTTATCAGCAGTCGCCATAATTGCTGAAGCGTTGATTTCTACTGAAGGTGGATATAGATCAAGTTCTTGGGCTTTTAATCTTTTAGCCAGTTCTCGAAACTCTTGAGCCGAAGTAGCGTAAGATTCTGATATAGATAAATCGCCAATGCTCCTTGAATAATTTGTTTTGTGAGCATAACTAGCAGCAATAATTTCTGCTGCGTAGGATGCTGCTCTATAAATGTTGCCCCAAGTATCAAATAGATATGTTATTTCTGCGTCATGTAAGTGAAAATCAGTAGAATCGGTATCCCCAATTAAGAATCTTATCTTATCTCGATTACCTGAGGTCGGGTCAACATAGGTAAATGCCATTACATACCGCCGAGCATGAAGGAGGTTACTCGAGCATGGTTTTCATTCGTAGCACTTGGCACTATCTGAGAAGTCAAAGCAACTGTGCCATCTGAATCAGGCAAAAGGATAGTTCTATCTGCTGTCGGGTCAACCGCTTGGAGTGTAAGTTCATATGAATCAGCAGTAGCACCTTCAAAGATTACGGCAGTAGGAACTGTTGGGTTGGCAGTAAATGTTCCACCGCTTTTGAGAATGTAATCATCTAACTCGGTATCAACATCTGTCGCTAGGT